ATAGAGAGGCGCAGCCAATTCCGAGACAAGCTCATCATCATTAGGAAGTCGGCAATCACGCTGCGCCAGCCAATCTTTTATCGCAAACCATAACTCAGCACGCAAGTTCAAATAGTTCTTTTTGGTACTTGGAGATTCTGCCACATTCACCCCGCGCACTGGTAAATTTTGCTCACGCAGTCGATCAACCACGCCCGCACCAAGCCCAATCACATCGACTAATATTTCTTGGGGTTGTTCCATGACAGTCGAATCATCGTAGCGATTTTTAACCAAACCACAAAGTTGCATTAAGTCCATGGAGGCAAATGATTTAATTTCTAAGACAGTGTTTCCCTGGCGCACGCACAGCGCACTGTTATCGCCACCGAATCTAGCAACATCTAAACCCCAAACGATTGGTTCATTCGCGGTGAGCGTGACATCGCGCTCTACCGCGCTGCGCACTAAGTCAAGCGGTATGACAGTATCATCGTCTGCGCTAGGAAACTCGCCCATGACCTCCACACGCGCGACAGTAGAATCTTCGCCATACTGCTCAATCATCGATTGGAAGAGTTTTTGGTCAGTGCCTTCGACAGTGCGCGAGTCGATTTGCACATTCTGCCAAAAGCGCTTTTTGCTATTAAAGGAATCGTAAAATGGGCCTGTGTTTCGGCGCGGGTTGGAGAAAGTAAACCAATAACGATTGGATGTTGGTTCAGAGAAGAAACCCTCGGACACGCTGTAAATAGGTGAAGGTATACCTGAAGCCTCATCCATGATTAAACAGACCCCGTAGGAGCTGTGAATACCCGCAAAGGCATCTGGGTTTTCTTCTGACCATAGTTGCGCCTGCGCGTAGTAATAACCAGTATCAATCTTGAGGTCGCGCTCTAGCGCTTCTTGAAACCAAGGTGCTGGTTTAACTGTGGTTGCAGTTTTTTGAAACCAATGAGAGTTGATTGCAAGAGTCATCCATTTACCAAGCTCAGCCCAAGTTCTACTTCTAAGCTGTTGTTCGGTGTTAGCGGTTACTATGATGGTAGCTCCTAGTCTTGTGGACAACATCCAAAGAATAATCCATGAAACCAAAGCAGATTTACCAATACCACGACCTGAAGCTACAGCCATTCTAAACATCTCTGGTAAATCCCTAGTGCCATTTCTAGCAATATGGATTGTCATTTCTCGCAAAATTTTTTCCTGCCACTTACGCGGGCCTTTAAAGTCTTCGAGGGGGGTGTCTTTCATTCCCCAAGGGAAAGCAAACTTAACAAAGTTTAATGGATCGTCTTTTACATTAACCGACCATATCTCCGTCATCAATCTCTTTTCGTCTTCGGCTTTATATTTCATAAAAAAAATTTAAAAAAAAATTAAAAAAAATTATCGCAACAGTTCCATGTACACTGCCCCGCGCTCCCAACGCAAGGGGGGGTCATACAGCGATAGTAGGTACTAACTTTCACCCTAGCACGCGCCCCGCGCGGGATTAAGTGAACGCGCTATCAGAAGCGCGGAGAGTCGCGCTGTGAGCTTCCGCGCGCTCGGTGTGTAGGAAGGTACAAGGGAGAAGAATAAATCCCTACAGCAAGCTCTCATGAGTTCTTAGCCTTGTTTATTTGTTTGATGTCTAGCGCGGGCGCGTCGTGCGCTAGCGTGTCGGGCTTGTGATCTATTATTCTGGCGTTGGCGCTGGAGATAATATCTGAAAGGTTAATATTATTTTCTACTTGCTGGACATCCGCCCACGGATTGCCCGCTTCCTTTCCTTTGTTCTTTAAAAAGAATATTTGAGCGCTCACGGATGGATCGCGCCCATTTCTACCAGTTGCGGAATCAAACAGAGCTGCTGATACTTCTTCGATAGATTTCATTTTTCCCCGCCTTATATACTGTTCAATATTCGCAAATTCCTTTTTCCGTCTTTGCAATGTGCTGACAGAACATCCAAAAACAGCTTTGCACAAAGACTCTTCTGAAAATCCTAAACCCGAAAGCCTTTCGGCTTCCAAAAGCTGACTTTCTGAAAAATGTATTTTTTTGCGCCCTCTGTTGGATTTTTTAGGTAATTTTTTATCCATATTTGAATTTTTTTGTGTTCCCTTATGCCTTTAGTTTAAAGGATTTAAGGGCATACTCATAATATCAATGAAATAAATATGTGAAAAAATGTGTACAAGTAAGTTTTTATATGCATAATAGGAGATATATAAATTACTTAGGAGAGTAAAAATGGATAAATACAACACCGAAAGCAACCGCGAATATTTAACACGCAAGTCATACCAAATGACAGAAAGAGAGGAACAAGAAAGATTAGAGTTCTGCTTTGCCATTGTCGAAGATGCTATAGATGGAACAATAATTTTGAGAGAAATTATAGATCAAGCATTGTTAATTATTAGACGCGCTACAAGCTAACAACCCCCCACGATTTAACGCCCCGTCTTTTCGGGGCTTTCGTGGTATAAGCAACCCATTTAATAAAGGAGAGTAAAATGGATTACACAGAAAAAGAAACTTTTAATATTACAGTTAAGTGTGATAGCGATATTGAACGAGATATTGTTTTAGATATTTTAAGCGATTATTTAAGACTGCATAAATGTAAAAGTTTAATTAGATTTGGCGCAAAAGATGCAAATGTTTTTTTCTCGGAAAATGACGGCAAGCATTTTACAAATAAGGAGAGAGCCATAAATTAACAACCCCCTAACCATCCAGGCGCGTTTTATATGCGCCTTTGGTGGTATAACTAACTTACTTTTAAGGAGAGTAAAAAAAATGAATAAGAAAGAAAAAATGTATAACCAAATAGATCAACATGGGCAACGCCTAAACAATTTATTCAATACAGGCATTGAGAATGTTGAGTTATGTAAAAAGTTGTTCAGACTTGAAAACAGAGTTCACAGATTGGCGGAGGATTATTGCAACGGATACATTCAATATGACGAGTTCGATAAAGACTCTGATAATTTAATGCAAGAAGTTGCATCTATTCTTAATACAGAAGAAAGCAATCTTTTTATCAATGGCGACCCTAGAGGATACGCTATCAAATTTAACCAGGAATTTACCAATGAGAACATTGAGAATATGTATCGTGATCTTGGCGGTTATGGAATTGTAGCACCCGATTTTAGAGAGGTGGCTTAAATGACTAAATATATTGAAATAACCAAAGATGAATGGGTTAAAAGAGGGAAAACAGGGAGAAGAATAACTATTGATGGAGTTAAACATATAACCATGTTTAAAGAATCAATAGGCACTTACTTGCAACCCGTAAAAATTATTAAAAAGGTGAGCCAATGAAAGACTATGCACATAAACTACACAAGCCAAGAAAACCGCAACACTGGACAAACCAAGCGCGGACAATCACCGAGAATATAATAATTATATTTTTCTTTGCATCCTTGTTAACTCTTATATCGTGGGTGATCTAATGAGCGCTGATACATTAAAAGAGTTTAGGATAACCCAAACATACACCATGCAAAAAGAAGCGTATATATACGCGGATTCATTAGAGCAAGCCGAGGAGATTGCCGAGAATGATGATTCTATTGAATGGGAAATTAACGACAGCGTGCTGATTGGCGATAGTCAAATATATTTTGCCGAGGAAGTTTAACATGAGCGTTACTAGATATAACTTCAGCAAGCCAAAGATTAACCGCCAAGAATTAGAACTCTTAAATTGGTTCTTAGCGCACACTGACGATAACCCGCTAATCAATCCCGAGGCCTTAGATATGTTCAAGGCTAACGGGTACAGCGCGAAAAATTACCAAGACTTGGTAAACAAAGTCAAAACCATTTTAAAAACTTATAAAACCAAGGGGGAAATATGAAAATTAATAATCTTACGCCTAAACAATTCGCAAGGCGCGAAATAATCAAATACTTGCGCGATCTATTCGACAACCCAGCAAAGTATATACAAGGCTTCGACAGCTACACACACAGACAGCAAGAGGAAATCTTGCGCTTTGTATCTTTGGATGAGCATAGAATAGATAAACTTTTAAATTTACCAATGGGGGAAACATGAAACCATTAAATAACATGAAACCATTAAATAAAAAACAAAGAAAAGAACTAGCAAAGAAAATGGGATGGCATGATTTTCATATAGATCAGCGCTCACGACATAGCGCATATATAACCATGGGAGATATTACTGTTTATCTTGACAATTCAACAGATGAGCAAATAGTTCATATATTTCAAGATCAACCATTAGGATTCGAGCCAAAGACTTTGCATAATTCTTGGAAACATAAAACAAAACTAAAAAGAGAGGTAGAAAATGA